GCCGGGCAAGCCCAGCAACAACAAGCAGCGTGGAATCAGATGGCCATCCGTCCTTACCGAGCTGCCGAAGCCACCCGTTTGGCACAAGAAGCTGCAGCACAGCAACAAGAGAGGTGGCGCCAAGTTGAGGAAACAAAGAAGATTGCGGTAACCGCTGAATCCACGGCTGAAAAGCTTCTGGCCGAGCACTTGGACGACAAGCAACTCGAGCAGTTCCGCAACCATCGGTACTTCGAAGTCATTCGCGACGCCGGCAAGCGTGTCTACCGGATCAAGCACGGTTGGGCTGGGAATATTGAAGTGTTCGAAGGCGGCCGGTTGGTCGAGACCATGTGCATCCACCCATCGGCACAGGTGCCATTTTCGGACAATCTACTCGCGCAGAAATTACTCCTCGAAGCGGATGAGCAGCGCTTCCGGCGGATCGCGAACATTACGAGGCGTGCGGCCTGATGCATACAGCTCCGATACCAGAAAGCGCCGGCGAATTTACGGGCGGCTGGCGTAAGAGTACTTATCCGTGCCGATATTGCGGTGACGCCGAGCATCATCGTTGGCTCTTGTGGGAATCGGAAGATGGCGCGTACGAAGACGAGAAACACGAATGCACCAAGTGCGGTAAGGTTTGGTGGATAGACGGGATTGATTCCTGATGCACTGGGCGGAAGGATCGGTCTCCTGCACACTGTATGACGGGGACAGGTTGTTGGGTTACGCCATGCGGTACAACTGCTGCAGGTGGGTGATTTATGACCGGTCGGCTTTCCCAGCCGACCGGGGTGGTTTCGGTCAGCTTCTTCCGGGCCAGTACGCTGGACAGAAGGAAGCTCAGGACGCGCTCGAAGAGCACTTCAAAAACAAATGACGATCAGTAAGCAATCATGGATCTACCGTGCGTATGTGCGCGCGTTGGACTTGTTGGATGAGTTCAACCTTCGGGATTACCAGGATCGAGAGGCCCGCGAGCACACGGATTTGTGTCGTTTCATGCGAGTCTTCTTGATCTGGATCCCGTTTATGTTTCTTTTCCAGTTTGCCGTTTTGGGTGCGGTGGTCGTCGCTTTCGTGTACTTGCCGATTCGCTACAACGGTTTGCGGGCGTACCTGGAAGCTCTCGCGTGGGTTATCGGCGTGATCGTAGGTCTACTCGGGATCGTTTACGTCTGCATTTTGCTCTCGGAACGAGAGCCCCCGCTGTGGTTGGTCGAATGGCTAAATCGTCAGCGACCAGAAAAACTGAAAAAATCACCTGGCCCGGCGAAAATCATCTTCACCTACATCAAGGCCAAGAAAGCCAAAATCTGTCCGTTAGTAAGGTTCACGGAATGAAAACACATGTTATCGCAGGTCCGTTCTGCCTGATTATCATAGTCGTCTCCTTGCTTGTCAGCTTGGTCGAATCGTGTGTGCACGACGATTCCGTCAGGGCGACGCAGCTTGAGTACCTAGCCCAGAAAGCGTTTGATGCAAAGTGTAGCGGGACTTCGATCAAAGATGTGAAAGACCAGGGGCTGAGCCTGTTCCTGGATTGCGGAGTGTCACACGCCAAGGAAAAGATATTCACGCGCCAGGAAAGCATGATCATCGATTGGGCGCAAAACAAACCCGGACCATGGGACTGCGCGGTTTCGCGCGGTGGTGAGGCAACTTGTAAGGGATCAAAAAAATGGCAGAAAATGAGACGATCAAAGAGCAAGTGAAGGTCAAGCTGTTCGACCAAGACAAAGCGATTCTCGGCACCGAACTGGCGCAAGTGTGTCAGGAGATCGATGACATTGAGTCGGCCAAGAAGGCTTCCAATAAGGAATTTGCGGCGACCCTGGAAACGCTGACGAACAAAAAAGAGGATCTCCAACACAAAATCAACCGAGGCTACGATCTCAAGGAAATGGATTGCATGTGGATCATGGGCACTCCTGGTTCTGGCCAGAAGACGCTCGTGCGCGTGGACACCAACGAGGAGATCCGGGTCGAGGCAATGACCCAGGCCGACGCTCAGCTCGGGATGAACCTGCAGCCGCCATCCGAGGAAGAGCCGCCGGCCGATGAAGAAGCGAGCACTGACTAAGTGAATGACGCGCGAAAGACCATCTACCGCGCGCTGGGGCTCATTATGGATGAGTTGCGGGATTCGATGGACTGCGGCCCGCCGCATGTCCGAACCTGGGTGAAGGTGCGCCGGGATTTGGCGAGGCTCTCAGGGAAAATCAAACTGCCACGGCGCCGCCGGCGGGCGCGGACGTGGTCAAGGTAGAACGGAGCGGATTATGAACTACGTGAAAGTGAATCGTAACGAGCTTTTGGATGTGGTTCGAAAGAATCGCGAACAACATCGGAAGATTTTCGAAGAGGCGATTGAGGGCTACCGCAGTGCGGCGATCAAGGAACTCGACGCGATGTTGAATGAAGCCAAGGCGGGTAAACGCATCCGGCGAACGGTTAGCCTTGTGGAGCCGGTCGACCAGACGCGCGAATACAACAAAGTCATTCGTATGTTGGAGATGTCCACGGAGGACGTGATTGAGCTCCAGGAGCACGAGTTCAGCCAATACGTGCTCGACGATTGGGGCTGGAAAGGACAGTTCCTAGCTTCGAATTCGGCGTACTCCTCAACGGCCATGGGCCTATTTGCGGCGGAGCAATAAAAAAGTGCCTGGTCAGGGCCAGGCTTGCTGTACAATGTCTCCATGAAAAGAAACATCGGCAGCAAACTCTTCGTTCTGGCCCTCGTGGCATTGACCATGATCGGGTGCACCGCCTCTCAACTCACTGTGGCGCTCGACGTCGTTTCCGATGCTGCGGCTGCAGCCGCTGTGACGGCGCCGCTTCTGGCAGCCTCGGGTGTCATCCCGGTTCCAGTAGCCACCTTGATCGTTGATTACACCGGCGATGTCTCCGCGGCAGTTGTGAAAGTGGACGCGGAGCTGGCCAGCAGCGACAGTAATGCGATCAAAGCGTCGAGCATCATTGCGGACTTTGCGGCTATCGTGGTCCCGAACATCCCCGGTGCCCCGGCGAATGCGGTCGCGCTCGTGAATGGGATTGCCAACGCCGTGGCTGCGTTTATAACCCAAGTCCAGCAACAGCTTGGGACTACGACCAGTGGGATCAGTTCCAATGCGATCTCGTCGTTCAATAAGAAAACGGCGAACTGGAAGCCATCCTACGGCGATCGTCAGAAGCTGAAGAAATCGGTGGCAACCGCCAAGGACACACTGACCAAAGTCGCTGCCTGGAAGGCCGCGCACAAGTAATGGTAATGTTTTTAACGAGATACCATAACAGAGAGGCTGTAGTTCCGGGCGGTGTGAGCCTGCCGAAGTCGATTGGCGCAGGTCTAGAGGCAAGCGTTAACCGGGCGCATCCGGTTGCTGAGCTGCTCGTCGTAAGATCGACACCGGAAGCCAATCACCATAGCGAAGAGTCGGAATGATGCGCCATCTCCGGCTCGCTGTTTCACGCCCCCATCGAGACCAACACAACATGGCATGATCGTGATCAGCCGATGGTGCGTCAGCTCACAAACGACCGAGCATGGGGGCTAACCCACCAAAACACTCCTATATAGGAGTGATGAATTTCCCCTTGCTTCCTATTATTTCCTATCGTATGATAGGTGCATGACAACCACACAAGAGCCGGATACCGCTACGGCGCCGGCCACCGCAACCGCTAAAGAAATTCTCGTCAACGTTGTTCTCGATCGTTCCGGATCCATGCAATCCTGCCAGGATGGCACCATTTCCGGTTACAATGAATATCTGAAAGGGCTGAAGGCTGACAAGGACAACAACTACAACGTCAGTCTGATCCAATTCGACACGCCGGCTAACCAGCCGGAGCTGACCGTTAGCTACGTTGACAAGCCGCTTGCCGATGTTCCCGAACTCAACAACACAACCTACCAGCCACGTGGGATGACCCCGCTATACGACGCGATCGGCGAATGCGTCCGCCGGGTGGACGCCAAGTCCCGCGGCGTGCTCACGGTGATCATCACTGACGGCATGGAGAATGCCAGCCAGGAATTCAACCTGGGATCAATCAAGAAGCTGATCAGCGAGAAAGAAGCCGAAGGTTGGAAGTTCATCTTTTTGGGCGCCAACATCGACAGTGCTGCGGTCGGCGGATCGATGGGGATCGCCGCAACGGACTGCGCAAACTACATGGTTGGCAACGAAGCGAGCGTTTATGCTAACGTTTCGAACAGCGCCATGCGCTATGCGAGTGCCACAACTTCACACGGTGTTGGCTCAGCGCATGCCCGCATGATGGCATGCTTTACCGTGGATGAGCGGAATTCGATGATCGGAGGTCGGCCTGCTGAGCCGAGCACGTTTCATATTCCCGCCACCGTCCATATTCCCTCCATCGTCACCAACCCGACCGGGAGTATCACTTTCGATCCGGCCAAAACGAAGCGGCCTACGAACAAGCCAAGAACACAGTGGAAGGTTCGCAGTTAAGTACATGGCGCCGGAAGCGGTGGCCTCTGAGTTGGGGGTCACCCGGCGCACCGTATACAACTGGGTTCGCTCCGGCGAATTGCCTGCGACCAAGATCGGTCGTACCTGGCGTGTAAACCGTCAGGACATCGAAGACAAGAAGAGCGGCTAAACCGGTGAAAAGGTTGACGTTTATGTTACCGCAAAATAGCGTATACTGCGGCCATGGCGTTACCAAACGCACTCCCGTTCAAGACTGCCATGGTGCCGACCGGCATCCTGAAACCGCCGGCGGCTGGCAGTGCCATTTCATTGACTAGCAACTATGCCGATCTCGGGTCGAGCCAGCAGCAATTCGCGTTATTGCAGATTCGGGCGGCCCCCGGAAACGGCAGCAGCGTCTATCTGATCAATACCAGCGGATCCGCGGATGTCACGAGTTTTACAAACGTTCTTGATATTATTCCGCCGGGTGGGCAGACGCAGATCAACTTGACGCCATCGCAAGTAATCCTTCCAGGTCAATACTATATCGACGTTGCCAAGACCGGAGATTTCGCGGTGGCGCTGCTCGGGCAAATTTAATTCAAAATTTCACTTGCGTTTCAAAAAAGTCTGCTGTTATAGTTGAAATGCAGCCAGCTTTGCGGACGTGAGTTCGGCAAATGGCGCGGTTAGCAGCTCCGGGTAAAAAGCTTGCCATTGTGTGTGCTCCTCCGGTGGCCCGGCGGGGTCGCCAAAAACGCACACCGGGGCGTCAACGTTTGAGAGCGGGGCGCCCCCACCAAGTTCTTTGAGAATTGAAAGTTTGTAGCGCGGTGGAGCAGGCTGGTAGCTCGTTTGCCTCATAAGCAAAAGGTCGGTGGTTCAAATCCACCCCGCGCCACCAAGTTTGGGCTGATACTGTTTGAAGTGCCATACACGAAGGGCCACCAAGGAAGCGGGCGCGGCGGCCGCTGACCCTTCCACCGTCGCGAGGCGTAAGCCTTCGGGGAGATAAACCCTAGCGGAAGCTCCAAGCGATTTAACAGCCCATTGATTTTGGCGGATACTGTTCGGGCTCACACGTAGCTCATTTGGTAGAGCGCTTCGCCTTCGCTTGAGACGAAGATGTAACTGGTTCAACTCCAGTCGTCCCCGCAAGGGGTTGCTCGAGCGATTTAACCGCCAAGTAAGTTTGGCTCGTATACTGCGGCTGGTCACACGTTTTCAGCTTAGTAAGCTGAAAATCCAGGTTCGAATCCTGGTCCCTCCACCGGGGAGGTTGAGCGGGGTCTCTCTGCGGCCCACAGAGAGATTTGTGGAACCGTTCAACCCTCGCGGTGGGGGGATCGTCCAACGGTAGGACATCAACGTCTTTCGGGTGCCGGTGAAAGCTGGTGCTTGATTGAAAACCAGAAGCGATTTACGCGAGCCAATTAAAAATGTCAACTTTATGAAACGAGACAGCCATGATCGAACAAGCGCTCAGCAAGACAGCCATCATTTCGCAGCTCGCGCAATCGCCGCATGGCAAACTCGAAGCCTACCTCCCTGTTGGTGAAGTTGCCGCCCGGCAGGAGCCGGAATTTCTCTCGCATCTCATCGCCTATAACCGGATCCACGGCCAGGTGCGCGACGCCAAGGTTGCCTTGCCGGTTGTGTTTTTGGCGAAGGGTGCGCTGAATGTCGAGTACATCGACAACGCATTGGCGCATCTGGCATTGCTCGATGTTCGAAACTTCGAGCAGGCCGTACGCTTCGCGAAGACGCAGCATGCCCGAATGCACCGGGTGAACGATGTAGTGCGGCGCTACGTCCGTGTGCGCGAAGCCAACACGTTTCGCTGGGAAAAGGCAGCGGTGCAGCATCGCGAGACACTGACCAATTTGTATGCTCTCGCGCGTGTACGCCCGGCGCCATGGGCGAACGAGATTCTGTTCAAGCAGAAGTATCCGCGCGGCTCGGTTTTTGAGGCGATCGACAACCTGAAGAATATGACACCACTCGAGGCGGCCGGCACGATCGCCGCTCGCAAGATTCCGTTTTTGATTGCCGTCGGCGCCTTGGGCGCCAAGTCGAAGGATCCGGACCTGGTGTTGGCGATGATCAACCGGATGTCGCCATCGGAGCTAGTCAACAACACAACCATGCTGCAGCGCATGGGAGTGAAGACGGTCCCGGCACTTCGTGCAGCTTATGACGAAGCTCTGGCGAAGGCCGCTGGCAGCAAGAAGAACACGCTGAAGGTGACGAAGATCATCGAGAATGCCGAAGAGGAGCTCGATGAAGGCACTGTCGAGAAACTGAAGGTGCTCCAGGAGAAGCAGATCAAGACCCTTGGCGGTATCGATGGCAATTGGCTCGTGTTGGCCGATAAGTCTGGCTCGATGACGATGGCGATCGAAGCATCGCGGCACATCGCGGCAACGCTTGCCCGGATGGTGAAGGGTAAAGTGTGGCTGGTGTTCTTCGATACGATGCCGCGGGGCACGGAAGTGACCGGCATGACCTATGAGCAGATTCGCGACAGAACCAAGGGCGTGACCGCGAATGGTGGCACGTCGATCGGTTGCGGTTTGCTCGGGATGCTGGAAGCTAATGTCGAGGTTGACGGCATCGCCATCGTGTCGGATGGCGGTGAAAACCAGCCGCCCTTGTTCCCGGCGGTCTACAAGTTGTACTGTGAGAAATTCGGCAAGGAACCGCCGGTGTATTTGTACCGGCTGAACGGCGAAATCGATTACCTAAGCCATGAGATGCAGCAAGTTGGACTCGATTTGCAGAAGTTCGATTTGGCCGGCAACACGGTGGATTATTACGCGCTGCCGAATCTGGTCCAGACCATGTCGTGTCAACGCTACGGTTTGATACAGAAGATCTTGGACACGCCGCTCTTGCGGCTGGACGACATTTTACCGCCACTGGAGGTGCGCCATGGCACGGCAGTGGTCGCTTGAGGAAAGACGAAGAAGGGTTGCAGCGCTTCGCAAGGGGCCTGAAAGGAGCACGACGATGCTGGAACGTTTGAAAAGCCTGAACATCGAGGGGATGGATCTCGATGAGGCCGTGGCGCTACGCATGTTTGCGGGGCAGTTGCGGGATTTCTACGAAAAGATGCAACTTGAACCGCCAGAATGGCTTGACACGCGCATCAAGGAGTTGTCGCGCGAGATCAAGTCGCGGACCGCGGATATGCTCGAGAAGCGGCTGCGCGAAGCCAAGGCTCGCCGGGAAGCGTTGAAGCCGGCGACCGAGCGGCGTGAGGAAGTTGACGCCGAGATCAAGCGCCTGGAAGAGCAACTCGCAGGGCAACCGTAAGAATACCCGGTTGGGGGAGTGCAGACGGCCGGGTCGAAAGGCCCGGCCGTTTTGTTTTTGTCGTAGAGCGCGACCGGTCGAGCGCCCTGCCTCTCAAGCAGGTGATAGTCGGTCCAATTCCGACCTACGACGCCATGGCGCAGAGCACGAACGGATGAGTGCCTTCTCTTTCAAAGAAGTGATAGTGGGGTCAGCACCCACCTGCGCTACCAATGCCCCGGTCGTCCAACGGCAGGACGCCTGACTTTGACTCAGGAGATCATTTGGGTTCAATTCCCTGCCGGGGTGCCAAAAACTTTTCCCGATACGCAAGCGTTTTCGGGTATACTGGGCGTGTCAGTGAGAGACCCTGTCAGGACCGAGGCGCAATCGGAGAAACTGTGCTGGCGGGCGGAGAAAATTAGAGCCGCTTAACAACCCGGAGAAAGACGGGCTTGCATCGTAAATCCGCCGATCGTGAATGCGGATGAGTTTCCGGAACCTCATAAAGTGCCGGTGGGGTGTCGGCTGTCGCCCGGTTCGCCGGCTGTCCGTTATCAGCCGGCACGAATTTCTGGAAGGAGGGTCACGACCATGAAGACAGCGTAGGAGGCTAACTTCATGATCGTGTATCACTTCAAGGGCGCGCGGCGCCGCTTGCTGGATCGGGAACGCTTGGAACGAGGCGAACCCAAACAGAATCGCGAGCGTAACCGTTCGCTCAACTGCCGTTTCCCGAAAGAAGGGAAGGCATATCGCCTGAAAGGGCGGGCTCGGTTCAAGACTGGGAAGAAGAACCGGGATCGTAAGAAGAGCAGTTTGTAGGCACTCCTATATAGGAGTGTTTGTGCCCCGGTTGCCGATGGTGAGGCGGAACGGCTCCAACCCGTTTCTTCGGCGTTCGAATCGTCGCTGGGGTGCCATGCGTCGGTAGCTAAATTGGATTAAAGCTCTTGACTCTTAATCAAGTGATTGCGGGTTCGACTCCCGCCCGACGCACCAAAGTTTTCAGCGAGTAGGCAAGCCTGGAGAGCCGCCTGGCCTGGGACTAGGAAATCGTTGGTTCAAATCCAACCTCGCTGACCAGAATTGGAGGCAGCATGACGCGAAGATGGTTCTTTGGGATGGCCGGTGGTGTTGGTGGCTGGTTCGGCATTAAGCCGGCTATGGCAAAACCTACGCCGCCGGCGATCAAGCAGAGCCCACGGGTTACTTATTCTACATTAATCGGCGCTCCTGGATACGTTTTCGTAAGCCTGTATTTTGACGTCGAATGGAATGCAGAAATGAAGATGACAGTTGGGCGCCCCGGTTCCCATCCATTAACCACGAGTTGGATCACAGGTCCATATCCAGGGAACCCCAGTCGGCGTCGTTGGCTTGGATTCACGTCGATATCTGGGCTCGTAGCTCACCCACCGTTACTGCTGACGCTGACGAGTGATCGGCCCTTTGTGGTCCACCAGGTGGTGCCGTCGTACCGGCTGCCAGCGGCTGACAGAATCTCGGAACTTCGCGAGGCGCGTCATGTTTTGGATGGTCTTACGGACAAGTCGCCGCGGCAACGCGCACTTGAGATTGAATCTGCATCGGCTCGCGAACAGATCCATGAAGCTCGCGTGCAGCGGTACAACGATGCCATGAAGGGTTTTGATTAAGCCCGGCTCGTTTAGCGGCCAGGACCGGCGGTTTGTAACATAGATCAAGCCGTGTTATAATTGACATGGTTTGGGGACTAAAACATGCAGTAAATGCAAGAGAGAATTGGAGAAGGAGGTATTCGCCCCGAGGGATGGTAATCCAAACAAGCTAGCGTCATGGTGCCGAGAATGCACTCGTTCTTGGGCGAATCTTCAATATTCAACAAATTCAAAACGTAGGCAGGCAATCGCTGATAATAGAAAGCTGTGTAAGTTACGGAATTACGCGCTCTTGTCCACGTTGAAGGATTTCCCGTGCATCGATTGCAAGAACCGTTTCCCGGCCTGCTGTATGGATTTTGACCACATCAGAGGCAAAAAGTTGCATAATGTGGCTTGGTTGGTCAATGTTTCAGAGCGTAGACTTCTTGAAGAGATCGCGAAGTGTGACCTAGTCTGTGCCAATTGTCATAGAATCAGGACGGCCAGGCGAGGCGGATGGTTTAAAATGAATGCCGAGATAGCACAAGTTGGCGGTGCGCCGGTTCTGTAAACCGGAGGTTGCGAGATCGTGGCTCGCTCTCGGCTCCATGCCTCGGTAGCTCAGTGGCAGAGCAGTGGTTTCGTAAACCACCGACGAGAGTTCAATTCTCTCCCTTGGCTCCAGAGTTTACGCGGTGGTGGCCGAGAGGCAAGGTACCTCACTGTCTATGAGGACAACGCGGGTTCGAATCCCGTCCATCGCGCCAAGCGGGTGTGGCTCATTGGTTGAGTTCCAGCCTTCCAAGCTGGCCAAGAGAGTTCGATTCTCTCCACTCGCTCCAAAGTTATGAAGACGATCGAGGTGCTGATTCCTGGTAAGTGCTCGATGATCCGCGGCGCTCTCGCCACGTGTGCGATCGAGGGGAACCAGTTCGCGATCGATGCGATCGAGACCATCCGGCGTGTGGATATCGGCGAGCCGGTTGGGGCGCGGTACGCGAAGCAGTTGAATGAGTTTTTGAGCGGGCGTAATTCAGCGGCAGAATGTCTGACTGCCAGTCAGAACGTCGCGGGTTCGAGTCCCGCCGCCCGCACCAAGCCCTTGTAGCTCGACGGTCGAGCATTCGGCCTTTAACCGAATGGACTGGGTCCGATTCCCAGCGAGGGCACCAAAGATTGGATGTAGTTGGTCATAGGGCAAGGCTCCTTCAGGGCGGCTGGCCGCCAAGCAAGCGCTATGGCCGTAAAACCCCAAGGGAGACCGAAAGCCCGAAAGGGCATGGAGAATGCCGGTGAGGACGAAAGAAAACCATGCAGGGTTTGTCCAAGAGGCCGAGCTAGATCCCCCGGAACGGCATGGCGGGCCGGGAACGACACAGGACGGTGAAGCACGTCCGTCCGAAAGATGACCGCGGGGTTACGAGGTAGCTTCTACATGATGCCGGGCAACCACGCTGGTCGCGTGGACTGGTCCTACAAACCAGCACAGTGGAGTTCGATTCTCCGGCCCGGTACCACCCTCGAGAGGCTCTCCGGACGAGCAGTCGGCCGATAACCGACAGGGAGATGGTTCGATTCCATCCTCGAGGACCAAGTTCTATGACTAAAAGACTGGCAACAGATCAAGATTATATGATCCGCTGGCGTAGCTCAAGACCGGCCAGAGCACATGGCTTATAACCGTGAGGTTCTTGGTTCAAATCCAAGCGCCAGCACCAGGTTCCGATGTTAGAATACTGAGGAGGAATTTTCATGACGCAGATAGAAGCCGACAATTACAACATCACGCTGCCCATCACGACAGCCGCGGAAGCGAATGCCTGTTTCATGCAACCCGCACAATTGCAAGACGTTGACGCGAGTGGCAAGACCACGATTTACTTACGGCCGTACGAATGTGCGACCAAATCCGGCGCACAGATGCTCGCGACCGCTGTTGGTGGGTCAATCAACGGCCAATTGATCCCCAGCCTGAAGGTCTCGCCGACGATCTACACGGTCATCTGGCCAGACAATAGCAGCTCGCTTGCCGGTTGGTATATCTACAACTGGCTGATTCTGCATGGCTGGAACTGGAGTGGCGGAATTGATGTTGGATCGCCGCTGGCCTGGACCGCGCCGGCAGCGAAGTAAGCTATTCCGGGATAGCTCAGTGGCAGAGCTCAGTTTTGGTAAAGCTGCGACTCGGGTTCGATTCCCGGTCCTGGATCCAGATTATGCCGCCGTAGCTCAGTGGTGGATGTGCGGCTTCGAAGCGTTGTCCGGACCGCGCTTCGGGGTGCATCACATCTCCCATGTGGGGTGACCTGCATGGCTTTGAGAGCACCGACTGTGGAAGCCGGAGCATGGATGGTTCGAATCCTCCCGGCGGCTTTACCCACATTCCGGGGTAGCCGACGTGGTCAAGGCACTGGCCTGAAACGCCAGCAATAGTCGTTCGATTCGACTCCCCGGAACCAGACATTAACTGTGGTGGAACCAAGGCACTACGGCTTGACAGATCGCCGGATTACTTGCAAAATAGAAGATATGCACCAAACACCACGCAGAGTTCGAATAGGGCTGCGTGACAGAATGCTCGTTAGAATGGCGGAATCCTGGCCATCCCCTCCGAAGACTTTCAGTAAATTCCAACGTGAACGGCTTCGCAAGTCATTCGAAGTGGTTGATTTGTACTTAGATAGAGGGATGACGGTCAGTGAAATCGCCAAAAGGCGGCACTGCACGCATCAGATGATTTCACTGATTTTGAAGCTGGGGATAGATTACCTGTTGGAGACCGGCACGATTCGAGTTATCGAGGAATTAGCAGCTTAACTGAGCGCGCTGGCTGCAGAGCCTATCACGTGGCTTGGCTGGCCAACAATGTGCTGTTCTTCCAGGTAACCAAGAGCCTTCTGCATGCCGAGAGCTAGACAGTGTGTGCCGTGGTAATCCTTCCCACTGTTGACGTGATCTCCTAACCGCTCCAGTGCCCGCTGCATCCCACGCGCCAGATGGACGGTCTTGTCCATCGCGCGCCCGTCGTTGATCTCGCCTAATGACTTGAAGAAATCTACCGTTGTTGGATTAACCCTTCCAAAAATTCGTACCCGCTTCGTGCCTTCCGGCAATTTGTTTCGTCCCATCGTATAAACATCTTGAACTCTACGCGATAATCTGTCAACATTAAAGCGATTCTTTATGACTGAAGTCATCGTTACGGTGTTCGCGACGCTCGCGTTCGTGGCTGCGGTCGCCTGGGGTGTGCTGCTATTCCGGGCGTGGAAGAAACAAAACGAGAGCCGGGCAGCCCTCCAAGCGGCAATCGAGGCCCATACTGGCAGTTTGAAAGCGATCTCTGAGCATTCCGCCACGCTTGAAAAGATGGTTGACGGATTCATCGGGGTCAGTAAAACCCAAGTTGAATATCTGGAACGTGTTGAGAAGGCTGTCGACACCTTCCGCAAGGGAATCTTCCAATCAGTGCCGGCACCGGCCGGCGACAGTTTCCAGGAGTACGATGAAGAGGCGGCCAGCCGTGAGGGTGAAATCCAGGAGTACATGCGTAGCGGGATGCCGCGGAAGGAAGCCGAAGCGCGTGTTGGCCAGGCTGACATTTGGAAAAGGATGACAGTGCAACGATGACCAGGGCTAAACTGATTCAGATCGCTAGGTTCACTTTGCGTGCACACGCCGGCGATCCGCTGGAGCAGGTTGCGACCGCGCTTGCCGACGGCATTGAGCTCTTTCTGAAGATGGAAGCAGAAATTGGCGAAGAGACTCCAGAACGTTTGCCGGATCCAATTGGAGACGTGTTTGACACCAAGGCCGCCGACTTTAAGACCAGCCGGCTACCGGCATCGCCTGCCATCCAGAAGGCGCCGCCGGAAGCTCCCCGCGAGCCACAGCGTCTCGTTGTCATGCCGGATTCTCCGGAAGCGCGAGAAGCATTGCTGGCGCCGCGGCCCGATCCCGGCGCACCACCGCCATTGCGCCCACCGGAGACTCCAGCGAAGCTGACCGTTTTGCCGTCTACCGAGCCACTCGCGCAGGCGCCAGGTGAGAAGATTTATTGGCGTGTCGAGAAGATTTCCGAGATTCTTCACGCTCAGACGCCGCCAAAGATCAAGATCGTCGTCGAACATCCCGAGCGTGGGGAGATCCCGATCATGCTCGAACGGAACGTGGTGATCGGTGCCGGCTTCGATAGCGTTAAACTCTCCTACAAACCTGTTTGGGCGACTGATGACATGAGCGTGCAAGCCACGTTCTCGACCACTCAGAAGGAACTGCCGATCGGTGAGGAGGTTGAGAAATTGCAGGCTAACGCCATCAAACTCTATTCCCCACGGCCGCGCACGCTTCGGTCGACCACGCCGCCAAATTACGATCAGAGCTCTTATGGTGCCCTGCTGCGCATCGGCATTGACGCCGGGACTGTCTAATGCCAGTAATCCGCGTAATTATATCGAACGGTGAAATTTACGATCTTGCTGTACCGTCAATACCTTACGACTACAGAGTCCCAGTTTTCAAGGCACCCGACTGGAAGCAGATTTTCAGTGGAGAGACCCCAGATAAGCCAACGGTCGAAACCGAAATCCTAAAGTACGACTGCGAACTCAGCCTGAGCGCTGGAATACCCACCTACCTCTAAAAACCACTCCTATATAGGAGTGCCCGCCAGATTAAACCAAGTTGTCAACTTTTATCTCCTAAACAATTGACTTGCTTAGAGATCCCCTTCGGCTGATAATCGTAGTCGGATAACCCTGGGATGACATGGGAGAGAGATCAAATTTGGGATTCACCGCTGAAGATCGTAGGGTCCTGAACCAACTACCGGTCATTCTGCAAAACATGAATGACAAGGTGGAAGGCATGTCTCAGCGCATTCTGCGCATTGAGGACCAAAAGGCAACTCGCTCAGAAGTCACTGATTTGGAAAGGCAAATTATCAGTCGCCTAGATAATTTACGCGATTGGATCTCGAAGATTGAAAAGGAAAAAGCCGATCGGGCCGAACTCTCAACCAACGATGTCGGTGACCACGAAAAGCGGCTCCGGGCGGTTGAAGCTAAGGTGCAGACCCCACCACAGCCATGTCTCGATCACGACGAACGGCTCCGCACCCTGGAGCTGGAAGTCACCGGATTGCCGGAGGCTATCGAAGATCTCGGCAAGTTAAAGGAGTGGCGGTTCTGGACGATCGGCTGGTGCGCTGGCGCCACTCTGGTGATCGTGGCATGCGCCTGGGTAGTCGATTTAGTGGTGAAGCACTGATGCCGGGGACAAAGCGCAAACGGGTGAGGAAGAGTCTCATCGAGAAACTCCCGGAGAGAATCCGAGAATCCGCGGTGATGCGTCGGCAGTCCATCCGCCCGAGCAGTATGACGAAGTACCAGCAGCAGATGCTGTTGCTGTTCATGCCGGAAATCTCCCGGTGGTTTTTCGCTCGGCTCATGGACGGTGTCAAACGCGGGAACAAGACAGATCAGGCATTGTGGGCTGAAATGGCTGGGCATATCCAGCGCAAGAACGGCATCAACATCAACCAGCAGATCCTGAGCCAGCAGAACGTGAACGCGACGGCGCCGCGGTATTCGATGGACCAGATTGTTCGAGAGCTCCAGGAACAAACCGAAATGAAGACGATCGACACGACGCTCGCAATCGAGCCAGGAGGCAGCGATGTTAACAACGTCGCGGTGGAAGCGTGACGTCGGCGTCGATGAACTCGTCGAGCATTTCGATCAGGAGAAGTACCTCGCCGACTGCAGTGTTCTAACGGTCGTGGAGATCCGTCAGCTCGCTGCCGAGATCAAGCGGTGTCAGGAAAGCTTCGAATACGCCGCGAGAAATTATTTTAAGATCATCAACAAGCAGCGGGAAGATCAGTATCTGACCTTGAACGAGGGCCAGGACGTACTGCTGGAGAAAATCTACCGGCTGCGGGATCGCGGTAAACCACAGAAACTACAGATCATCAAAGCACGGCAGCTCGGATGTTCGACTTTAATTGAAGCCTTGATCGCCTGGCGCACGATGTTTTTCCCGAATGTAGCCGCGATGGTGGTCTCGCACGTCGGCACGCACGCCAGCTTCCTGTTCCAGAAGATGGTCCACATCTACGACCAATTGCCATGGTGGATGAAGCCGATGCTCGCCTCGCGTAAGGAAGAGGAGGGGCTTGTTTTTAAGAATCCTGAGCCGGAATTACGTCGCGTGGATCCAGGGTTAAATTCCAGTGTGATTGTCCAGGCAGCCACACAGGTCTCGGGCGTTGGTGAGGGCTACACCATCAATGCGATGCACTTCTCCGAGTACTGCAGCGTCGACGATTCCAAGGCGCGCGAAATCATTGAGGGTGACATGGTGCACGCGCTGGCGCCCAATGTGGGTACTTTCGCGATCTTGGAATCCACAGCGAAGGGTGCTGGCCGGTTTTCTGAGGATTTATGGGTTGCGAATGTGGATCTAGCTGAAAAGGCTGACTGGTATACAGTCTTCTTGCCATGGTTTTTTGAAAAACAGCGCGTAGTGGCTCCGGAAGATGGCTGGCGCCCAAGCGAGCCCGAACTCGCGATGCGTTTGCGTGTCGAGAAAGAGTGGGTGCAGTGCACTCATTGTGGCGAGTTCCGCGAACGTTACTTCAAAACGTTTGACATCAAAGGCAGTGAATGCACGGACTGCCACAAGGGTACTCGAGAACCGTATCTCCTCAGCGATCCGCAGCTCGCCTGGATGCAGGAGCGCGTGCTCAATGCGCGCCGGCGCGGTCCGGAATCACTGAAAGAATTGCGCCAGGAATTGTGCACGACGGCCGAAGAGGCGTTTCAAATTTCTGGCATCGCTGTCTTCCCCGAGGATACGCAGGAGTTTGTGAACGAGACGATTTGCCCGGCGGTTTGGACCGGAAACCTCGATCGCAAAGGCAAGTTTCACTGCTCGATTCGGGAAGTCGATGAGAACGGCAAAGAACACTTCAAGTGTTTCCAGGAATGGTGCACGGTGGATCATCGCTGGGATCTGGAAAGTCCCCTACAGATCTGGGAACTTCCGGAACCAGGCGCGCGGTACTGCATTGGTGTGGATATCGCCGAAGGGTTGGCAACCGAGAAATCGGACTACTCAGTATGCTGGGTAAATAAGATCGGTGATGCGCCGTCGCCAGACACACACGTTGCGACTTATCGATCGAATTCAATCAATCCGTCTGACCTAGCCGCCGTCTGCAACTTCCTTGGCCGTTGGTACAACGAAGCACAACTCTCGATTGAGTACAACGTCTATCAGACGACCGGCGACAACGTCAAGAATTTCTATCAGTACCCAAATCTATTCCGGTGGAAGCACTACGACTCCGTGACCGGGATGAACTCGAACAAGCTGCACTGGCTCACACAACAGAATTCGAAACCGCAGCTATGGCAGACCGGCGTTCGCGCGCTTCGCGAGCGTTCGTGGTTCATCCACGACAAGATGTTCGCGCACGAGATGAAACGATTCCAGAAAGAGGAATACGACTCAAAGAAAGCGGAAGCCGAGACGAACTTTCATGACGATGTCATCATGGCTGCGCTGATCGCGCGCTACACCAGTCACGATCTTGATTCCTACGACGAGAACGCCTATGCGGCCGCGGATGCTGGGCCGGCATTTGTCCAGATGCTCGAGTGGACGATGGATTGCCTGACCTGCAAATTCACATGGCAAGCTAACAATCCAGAAGAGTACAGGCGTTGCCCATCACCGAAATGCAATTCGCCGATGTTGCATGGCAAGCCGAACACCAAAGAGGGACCCACTAAGCTGGGGGGAAAGTACGTTTTCCAGCAGATCGAAGAAGAAGTCAATGAGCTCGATACCCTGCCGGAAGACGGCACGTTAGAAAGGAATTTGGCACCAATCCTATGACCACAGAAGAAGTAGTTTACGACGAAGTCGGCCGTGTGAAAGGCGAATGGTATTTTGATCCAATCGACCTGCCGGCGCTCAATGAACGCGCCGCAATATGTGGGCGCGATCGCCAGCACCTCATCCAGGACTTCTGTAGCGAAGTCTGGGAGAAAGGGTGGATCTGGGAATTCACGCCAAAGGACGAAGTCAGCATCCGGTTGACTCTCGAGCAACGTCGAAAGTTGGAAGAGATCCTGGA